CTTGCGGCGGGGGCGGCGCAAGTTGCGCCGTTGCGTCAAACGTGGGGGGAACTGCTTGTACAGGAGGCGTTACGTCCATGTAGGCTTGGAGCGCCGCCTGAAGCGCCGCCTCGTCGGCGCCCGGCGGCCCAAGCTGCACATCCTGTAGAGATACCGCATTGCTGCCGCCGCCGGTCAGATTGAACAGGTTAAAAAAGAACCTGTACCACTCCCGCGACAACAGCCCTGTGCGGTCGTCGATAAACGGGACGCGCGGCGCCGGGATGTTGGTGATGTTAGGTGGGCTAGGCATTGGTCGGGCTGGCGCGCAGTTCAGCGCCCATAATGGCTATTTTCACCGCGTCGGTGCCAGACACCTCGTACACGCGGTCGCGGATTTTAAGCGTCATTCCCAGCCGGCGCCAGAAGGCGCGTTTGCCGTAATTGCCTATAAGGCCAATAGAGGTCCAATGTTCGTTAGACCAAGTATGACCGCCGTCGTCAGACCATCGCAACATAACTTGAGGATTATAACCGGGGGCCGCCGGGTAACCGATTGTGGACAAGTACATTGGCGGCACAAACGGCACGGGATAATCAGGCACATCGGCTATAAATTCAAGCCCGTCTCCGGCTTCAGTCGTCAACTCTTCGTTGCTTTCAGTAGTAATGTCATTTTGCACATATTCAGCTATCAATATATCGCCGTCTTCAGCCGTTAAATCTTCAGCACTATACGCGGGGTATTGTTCAAGCCCCACGCCTGTCTCGCAATCCAATTGCAAACTGTGGTGTGTCGTGCGGAGCAGCGTGTTTTGGCCCGGCCGCAGCGCCCGCCATGACCGCAACCACCGCTGGATAGCGCCGTTGTCAGCGTACACGTCAAGGTCAAAAGCGTAAATGTTGCCGTTCTCAAAATCGCCGACAACGATTTCGTCGTTAAACGCCATCTGGCAGTTGCTGCGGTGGCGCGTGAACTCGCCGTTGGACCAGCCTGCGCGCTCGTGCCAGGCTTGCGTGGCAAGATCGTAAACCCATGTTGTATTGGCCTGCGGAAAGATCAGCACATAGAATGAATGGCCGTCTTGCTGATAAGTATAGCCAATAGCGTCAGACAGATTGCCGTATTGCTGAATGTGCCATTCAACCGCATGGGTCGAAATGCGCTGCCCAATGTAACCGTTGGCGCGGTATACCATCCCGCGTCCGCGGGCGTCCGCGCCCAGCCAAAACACGGTGTTGTCCATTTTAGCGACGGAATATGGCGCCGTGCAACCAAGTTCGTTTGACGCGCCTTGGATGCGCTGAAGGGGAAAATCAGCGGTGCCGGCGTCGTACCACACTTCGGTGGAATTGGTGCCAAACAGCCAAATTTCGCGGTTGCTGACTGTAAGAGATATAAGCCCGTCAGGCGAACCTTCGGCGCTGGCAAAGTCTAACGGATCAATAGCGGAACCATCCAACAGGCTGGTCACCCACACCTTTTGGCTGTTGGGTTCGTTAAAAACAAAATACCCGTCAATATATCCGACAGTGACCGCGCCGGGAAAATCTTCATCTGTGATTTGCGCGAACACATTGGTGCTGGCATTGTAAATGTAGCTTGGCCCGTTGGCGGCTATAAATAACTGCGTACCGTTATCCGACATGGATACGGGGCCAGCGCCTATTACGGTGCCCAGCGCGGTAACCGTCCATGCGGTTGTGATTTTGTAGAGAGTGTTGCCCGACACGGCGTACCCAAACCCGCCAAACTGCCATAGCCCGCGAACAGGTCCAGTGCCTAACGTAGCCAGAAGACGCAGCCCTGGCGCCCGCTGAAGAAACGCTGGTTCCTTGCCGCCTTCCGGTACGAGTTCCGGAAAAAGGTTGACCATGCGGCTGTCCGCAGCGTTGACACTGCGGGCCACATAGGTTGAGCCAAGGATTGGCGTCTTCATGAATTAGGCCAGCACGGCGCCGCGAAGCGACACGGCCCACCAATCAGTGCCAAGAAACTGAAGAATACAGGCGTCTCCGATAGCATTGAATGTGATGGTCGTACCCGCGCCAAGGTTGGTAGGCGTCAAAATGCCAGTATCGCCGCCTGCGGCTTCTGCAACATACACAATTACCTTGATTTGGCCTTCTACGCCGTCCGCCAATGTCAAAGCGTTACCCGTGGCAGTAGAAGTAAATTTGGTGGTCAATTGCGTGATATTGACCGCGCCAGCGCCGGACAAAGATTGCGCGCCGCCAACGATAGGGCCGCTAAAGGTTTGCGTTCCCGTAAACGTTTGCGCCGCGTCCGTGCGCGCTATTGACGCGCTTGTGGACGGAAACGTCATAGTGGTGGAATCGGTGCCCGCAAGCGTAAGGCTGTGATTAACAGTAAAAGTTTTAGTGTCCGCTAAAGTAAAAGTGGACCCTGTTGCGGGTGCCGTAAACGCGATTTTGTTAATGCTGTTAGCGGTCGCAGTTCCTAAAACAGGCGTTACTAAAGTAGGGCTAGTAGATAAAACAACGTTTCCTGTGCCTGTAGAGGTCGTAACGCCTGTGCCGCCGCGCGCAACAGAAAGCGTACCTGTTGTGCCCGCAATAATCGGAATGCCGGTGGCGTTGGCAAAAAGATTTGTGAACGTGATCTTTTTAGTAATGCTGCTTTGCACCAACGGATAAACATCGGTCCCGGAAGTTGTGGTGGCTTCAGGAAGCTGTGATATGGCTACAGTGGTCATGATGTCACCTCAATAATTGCCGGCGAAGATGTTAAACCGCTGGCGGGTGCCAACGATGCTGTATGGCAGCGCCATGATGTCGTCGGGGTTGTTAATGCGCTTTAGGTCACGCTTAGAGGTCATAGCGATACGCTGGACCTGCGGAGAGGGTTCGACGCCAAACTCAGGCGCGATTTCGCAAGCCAAGTTATAGCGGAAACACCTCAGATAGCCAGGCGGAAACGCCAGCGTTGTAGCCAGATTAGCGGGTTGCGTCAGTGGTTGGACCGACACAATGTGAAACTCTAGCACTTTGGTTGGCACTGGGTAGACGTACATCTCGATGTTAGGGTACGTCATGTTGACCCACAGCACTTGCGGGTATGTGCTGGTTACGGTCTTGACTGCGATACCGTTGTATTGCTGTTGGTTGATTAGCTTGAGACCGTAGGAAATGCCCGACGCGGGGTCGCGGAAATAAGTGCTGTCTTCCACAAGAATGGGCCGGTCACCAACAATATCGCCGGTCGGCCCAAACGTGCGTGAAATAGCGCCTGGGGGCCAAGTTTCTACTTGGTCTTGCGTGGAAAACACGGACAGCCGTTCCGTGTTCCAACTGTCGATCATTTGGTTAAGGGCGTTAAGGGCGTCTTGCGAAGTTTCGGAAGAAGGCGTTTCGCCTTCGGCCAATACGCCTAAAAGCCGGAGCGCCCCATTTATCTGATCACCCGCCGTTGCCATCGCTGTCGTCCTCTTTGGTTACGCGGGGGCGGCGCCGTCGGACGGCCAGCCCATTGACAGGTTCATCGTCCGGCGCAGGTGCCGGCGCGGCGGGATTATAGCGCATCCATCCGCATTCTTCATCATAAATTGCTTCGGCGTCCATAGTGGCCACCTTAGTGCCGTGCTGGGGATGCGTCAGATAGATAACAGCCATGGTTCACCTAAAAAGGGGGGCAGGCGGCCATTAGGCCGCCTGCTAGTTAAGACGCCACAAGCGGAATGGAGAACCAATCCGTCGTGTCGTACGCCACAAAAAAGCAAGCGGTTTTAGCCGCCATGCTGAACGCCGTAGTGCCGGCCACGCCGTTAATCTTGGCGCTGCCGGGCGCGTAGACTTTTAGCGCGGCGTTAGCGGTGTCGTCATTTTTCACCGCAATGACGCGGCCCGCGGTAGGCGCGGGAAGGATAACACCTTTGGTTGCGTCAGCAGCCGTCACCCAGTTAAAAGAAGCCGTCATGGCCGTTGCGTCGGCGCGGGTGGACCCGGCCGCAGCAGGCTTGGCGACATCAAAATTCAAAGAGGTAACGGCCACGGTCGCGCCGGTAATGTCAGCGCCGGAGATAGTGCCGCCAGAAATCGCCGCGCCCGTAATAGTCGTGCCGGAAACGAGTTCAGGATCAGCAAAAGCAACACCGACTGGTTTGGTATTCGGCATAGAAAACCTCCTTTAGCGGTTGGCCCCTGCCGAAGCAGGGGCCGTGTTGCTCACGAAATCGCGTACAGCGCCCAGGAAGAATCCCCCAGACGCCGCGCGCGAAAGGCCCGCACGGTGCCAGCGGTGGCCGCAATGGTCATAAGACCCTGCGAACCGCTGGTGCCGATGGACCAGCCAGTGTTGGTAGTCATCGTGATGACGCCCGCGGTCGTCGTGTTGATGACGCGGAAGTCAAAGGACGAACCCACCTTGGAGTTGTTCAGGTAGGCGTCCAGATCGGAAGCCAACGGCAGCGTGTAGGCGGCGGTCGTCGTCGGCGTACCGATGATGATGCCGTTGGTAAGCTGCGCGGATGTCAGCGTCGCGCTGTCCGTAGCCGTCGCCGGCGCGGGAACAGAAACGATTTCGGCTTCGTTGAGGTTGCCATCACCAATCTGATAGCCGCCACCGACAGAAGGAAGTGCCATGATCTTATTCTCCTATCTCTACCTGTTAGCCCCACATCCGCACGGCCATCGGCGGGCGGATGGCGCTGAAACCGTACAGCACGTCAATACGGCACGGCAGGCGGTCGTTGTTGATGTCGTACTGGCGCACAACACGCATGGAGATGCCGTTGTGGACCTGACGGGAGGCCATGTCGACGCCCTGCGGCAGCAGAAGGTCGGCGGTGGCGAAGGAAATCGCGTCCTTGTGATACACGAGGTTCTGCGGGTACTGCGTGGAAGCAGAGCCGAGGAACGTGACCGCAGCGGTCGCTTGCGGGAAGCTGTCCACAGTCGCCAGCGCGTTGCTGGAGGTGTAGATAGCGGGCGCAATCTTGACAGCAGTGTAAGCGCCGCCGGCCGCGGTAGCGGCTTCCGTCACCACGAACTGCTGCAAGGAGCCGGTGGACTCACGGGTCTGCGGGTTGACTGCGAACACGCTGGCGATGGTGAACACGTCGCCGGCAGCAATCGTCTGAGAGCCGGTGCCGGTGATGTTGATCGTCGCCTGGCCCTGCGTGGACACAGTGGTGGTCACCGTGTGCGCGCCGGTGCGGCTGCCGGTCGTGTGCTGCTTGATGGACTGAGACATGT